TTTAAAAGAAGTTCTAATAATAATACAATGAAAATAACAATAGAAGACATTGCTGGTAATTTTGTAGATAAAATTTCTATATATAATGATTTATATTTTGGAGCAATAAATTCAATTTATTTACGTTTTATAAAGAGAAGAATAAAAGATGGTAAAGATGAGTCTTTTTGCTTACGCTTACGTCCTACTGGAGATTTTGAAGATATGTTTGAATTTAAAAGTGATGGAGACCTTTTTAATATGGGCATTTCTTTTGAAGTAAGTCCTAGAGTACAAGAAGTTGAAGATTATGCCTGTCCAGATTTTTATCGTGACAAAAATGGTGAATTTTATATAAAGAATATAGATAAAGAAAAGGTAAAGGCAGAAAATCAGAAAAAGACAGAAGAGTTAAAAGAAAAGAAAAAACTCTATGAAAATAGAACTAAACTTTAATTTAAAAGTCAAGATTTATTTCTTGACTTTTTTTATTTTTTATGATATAATAATATAAAAGAATAAAAGGAGGTTAAATAATGGATAGTTATAATATAAATTCAATCGAAAGCTTATCCTTTAAAGATGGCGTTCGTATGCGAATTCCTATGTATCTTGGAACAGACGATACCGAAGGAATTTATCAAGCATTAAAAGAAGTTATTAACAACTCAACAGATGAAGCTTTAATGGGCTTTGGCAATAAAATTACAATTTCAGTTAACGAAGATGAAAACTATGTTTCTGTTATTGATAAAGGAAGAGGAATTCCATTTGGTATACGAGATAATGGAGAAAATGTTCTTGTCTCGATTTTTTCTAAAGCCCACACCGGCGGTAAGTTCGACAATAAGAGTTACACGACCTCGAGTGGGTTGAACGGCATCGGGATCAAGGCAACCTGTCTCTCGTCTGAGAAATTTGAAGCTCAAGTTGAGCGCGAAGGCAAACGAGCAACGATTTTCTTTGAAAAAGGAGAATTAATTAATTATAGAGAAGATACTTGTGACGCTAATAAGCATGGAACTTATATAAGATTTAAGCCAGACAAAGAAGTTTTTAAAAATATGACAGAAGGATTTTCCTATAATAGAATTTGTGAAGAAACAAAAACTATTTCATATCTTAATAAGAAAATTCATTTTATTGTTAAAAATGATATTACCAACGAAGAAAAAGACTTCTATTCTGAAAATGGAATAGCAGATTTTATTAAAAATAAAGTAGAAAATCCTTTAATGAAATCACCTATAATAGTAACAAAATCAGATGGAATAGATGAAGTTGAAGTTGCTTTTATGTGGACTAATGATGAATCTCAATCTTATGTTTTTGTTAATGGCTTGTTCTGTCCAGAAGGCGGCTCTCCCGTCACAGCTGCCAAGACCACGACCACAACCTCGATTAAGAGATTGAGTGGGCGAGACTTTAGTCCAGATTTAATTCGTAAGGGTTTAGTATATGCTATTAATTGTAAGGTTCAAAATCCTTCTTTTGCAAATCAGACTAAAAGCAAAATTAATAATGCTAATTTACGAGCCTTAACATCAAGTGCATTTAAAGAAGGTCTTGAAGAATTTTCTAATACTGCCGATTTTAAAGCAATTATTGAAATGATGAATAAAATGCAAAAGGCTGAAAAGGCGGCGGATAAAGCAAGAGAAGCAGTTTTAAATCATAATAAAGAAATGAATGAAATTCGTAAAAATAAACTTGCCTTTATTGATAAACTAAGTGATGCCGAAGTTCTTGGCCAAGACTCGATTTTGACAATCGTCGAGGGAGATAGTGCGGGAAGTTCTATAGCAATGGGGCGAGATACAAAAAAATACGGGATTTTACGAATTCGTGGCAAAATGAAAAACTCGTTAAAGTCAGACGATGAAGAAATTTATAAGAACGAAGAAATTAAACTTCTTCTTTATGCTCTTGGAATTGATATTAATAAGTACGATTCTAGCAAGCTTCGTTATGGAAAAGTGGCGATTTGTGTTGATCCGGATGAATAATATTGTCCGTAAATACTTTAGTCTTAGCTAAGACGGTTTATTTATTTTAAAATAAATAAGCTAACGGTATCAGCGAAATAAGACCGTCTATTGAAACCACAAGAGATAATAGACAATAACTGTGGACGAATAAGCTGACTAAGAAACCCTAAACCTGAAAATGGTGAGATTAAGGGAATACCGTGGGAATCATAATTAATCCATTTCTATTATGGCGGTGATAACATGATAGGAATTTATAAAATAACAAATTTAATTAATGGTAAAATTTACATTGGACAATCAAATAATATAAAAAGAAGATTTGGAGAACATCAAAGGCTTGGTTACAAGTCAAGAATTTTAGTTGATAAAGCAATTGCCAAATATGGTGTTAATAATTTTTCTTATGAAGTATTGGAAGAATGTCCATTAGAGAAATTAAATGAAAGAGAATAGTACTGGATAAAAGAATATAAAAAAGAATATGAACTTTATAATTTTTCTGAAGGCGGCGATTAGTAGTCAGTAGGAGAAAATAATGGAAGAGCAATAGTTACAGAAGATGAGGTAAAAATAATTCGTAATGCTTATAATAATCATTTAAGAAGAAAAGATGTTTACGAATAGTTCAAAGATAAAATTGCCTTCTATACTTTTGCAAATATTTGGGACGGTTCAACTTGGTCTCATGTAATGCCCGAAGTTTTTACTCCAGAAAATAAATTATTTTATTAGAAATAGGCTACTAATGGAGAAAATTCTACTAAAGCAAAATTTACAAATGAAGAAGTTCTTAATATGAGAGAACGATATGTAAATGAAGATGCTAAAAGTATTTATGAAGATTATAAAGATAGATGTTCTTATAATACAGTACAACAAATTTTATGGGGTAGAACCTATAAAGATTTACCAATTTATAAAAAGAAAGAAAAGAAATGGATTAATAAGTGAAGCCTGTATCGACTATCTCCGTGAAGGAGAGTACTGATACTATTAGCACGTATCGGGAAAGAGTATTCTCTCTAATATAGAGAGTAAAATATAGTCAGGTCCAGTTCGAAAGACTGGAGTAACTGGATGATGGATATCATATCGCCCTTCTGATCATGGCTAACCTCCATAAATTATGTCCAAAGTTTCTCGAGGAAAACAGACTCTACTGGTTGCGTTCGCCACTCTTTATAGAGCAAGATAAAAATAGTAATCCAATTAGTTGGTATTATACCGACGAAGAATTTAATAAAGTTCGTGGACATCTCAAAGGCTCGATTAAGCGCATCAAAGGACTCGGCGCCCTCTCTGAAAAGGACCTCAAGGCAACGATGTTCTCGACTACTGGCGGCCAAATGATGGATGAAATTGAATATTCTCCAGAGGGAGTTGAACAATTAAGTAATCTTATGGGAATTGATGTTTCTTATCGTAAGGATTTTGTCTTTAATAGAATAGACTTCTCTCAATATGGAGATATGTAATTTGACTTTTATATAAATTTATGATATAATATTAATATAAAAGGAGTGATAAAATGAAAGTAAATTTATTAGATATAGTAGACAAAAGTTTTTCAACCTATGCCGCTATGACTATACAAGATAGAGCAATTGTTGACGTACGAGATGGTATTAAGCCCGCTGCCCGTCAATGTATGTATGCTCAATATCTTGAAAAAATAATATATAAAAAGCCTTTTAAAAAATCAAACAAGTCTGTCGCCGCAGCAATGGACCACTACTACGTGCACGGCGACGCTTCGTGCTATGCACTTCTAGCTCGTTTAGCAAAAAGTTTCACGATGCGGTATCCGTTAGAGGACTTCGAGGGTTCTTATGGAACAATTTCGGGTGGTAATACAGAGGCTGCCTCAAGATACACGGAAATGCGGCTTGGAGAATTGGGCTATTTAATGTATGAGGGTATTGAGAAAGATTGTATTGATAAGTGGTTTAATAATTATGATGATACAGAACAATTTCCTAGCGTTCTTCCATCTTTGGGCTTCTACAATATTTGCAACGGTTCGCTTGGAATAGCTACTGCTTTGTCTAGCTCAATACCTCAGTTTAATTTAAAAGAAATTAATGAAGCAATGATTAAACTTCTTTGGAATCCAAATATTAGTT